GCTGACTACGTCACGTGGACCCTTCCGTATCGCTACGAAACCACTACGCTACTCCAACTCTGTGGAGGTTCAACACCCATCATGTCGTCGAACATGATGCAGCTACAACTAATTATATACAATCGTTACAACGTAACATACTACACTAATTTTTAATTTTATATCCTCAATCTCACCGTTTTAGTCCCGGAGGGTGGGTGGTTAATCCACGCAGGGCTCTATCTCAACCGTACTATTGAATGACAATATCTCTCGGGCATCCACCCTGTTTGTATTTTATGCTGCTTGCGAGAAAGCATGATTCCTGGAGATTTCCTATTCGGAGCAATGTTGTGGTGATGTACACGGGTTTTGGTTCCCGAAATGCACTTAGACCGGCTTTACGTAGTTTTGTAGATAGGGTCTACGTTCCCTAGCCACCGGTCCAGCGGTGCACACACTGTCATGTGTACCCACCCAACGGTCCACCAGCCTTACCAGGTGAAGGCCAAAGGATTTGAAGTTACTTGGATGATAGACAGCCTCCAATTGGCTGCTGGTGAAGGTGCTGCTGACAAAGTCAACGACACTGTCCCATTTGAGTTCGGCTGGAATACGGAAGCATAGGTTAAACCCTGCCCCACTCTTGTACCCAGTGTACGCCCTCCACTACCTGTTGTGTATGTGAGGTTGGCCACGTTACCATCAATAGACCACACCACTATTTTGTACCCTGGCGTTGGAGCCATTGTTAATAGAGTGGGGGTCAGTGAAGTTACCAGCGATTGGTCCCCTTCTGTGGAAACCGCTCCCGCAAACACGTCAGTGGTGGTAGACACCACCCCAGCAAACTGAACACTATTGTTCTGTGGGTCAGGTTGAGGCTTCCTCAACGAGACCTGGTAACGCACAGTGAAGAACCCTTGTGAGGCACTCGTGACGTTAACATGTAGTCTACCGGGACTGTACAACCGCACATCACCCTCGGACCCAGTCTTTAACCAACCACTCTTTTGAGGGGAAATGGCTGCTGGGGCCCAGATTGCGGAGATGCAGTGGTCCGCAGTGTTGAAATAATCGGCACTCGTCTCATACTGACCAAAGACATTGTCATTTGGATCATAATCAAATGCCATCAACACCTGCCCAGTCGTTGTCGCTGGACATATGGGATTCCACGCATACCAGGACTTAATCTGGTATTCCTCGAACTGATTCGCAATTCCTCGCAGCCACTGAAATGTCTGTGAACTAATGAGGAAATTGGTGTGCCCACTGGCCACCAAATTGATCTGCTCGATGTGCTCTATCATGACGCCCCCCTCAGCCTTGGTGAAGGTTGGGCGCCGAGACGTATACGATAGCTGCCGCGCAAGCGGGGCAACCAACGATTTAATCTCCTGTTTGGCCATTCCCCTCGTCTGGAAAGCCGATACAACCCCATTGAAAGCTTGTTTAGCCAGCTTTCCCATGCCTTCCACGGCCCCCAAACCCAACTCATACGCGAGTTGGTTCGGGTCAAACCATGGAGATTTGCTCTTCTTTTTCTTTGCTAGTTTTCCTCCTCCTTTATACGGAACCATAGCCATGATGCTTGACAATTTTTACCACTATTATTTGTCATTTACAGGCTTAGAAGGGAGCTGTGCCAACTGTGAGTACTTCCCGGGCCTCCACTTGGGCACGGAAAGTCCACTGCTGGTAGTATTCCTCGAGCGCTACTTGCTCATCCGGGGTGACTCCGAAGGCGACGAAGAATGAGTATCGGGCATCATCACTAATGTGCCCCTCCTTTGCAAACAAGCCACGGGCCATGTGGGTCATACCACACTCCCAGCCTACGCTTGCTGCAAGGTTACTCTTTTCTCCATGCCGAATATAAGCCTTGTACATCTCTTGGAATACTGGGATTCCGGATGTCAAACTCAATCCGCACTCGCCAACGGCCCCCAACCACTTTGCAGCGGCTGAGGGGCTCGTGATGTCAAACAAGCACATTGTGTCCTTCTCTCGTGCCTTATCGAAATTTCGACACATGATGAGCCCATTAGCTCCGAACACTGGCTTGCACTGGCAAAACTCGATCTGGTGTAATTCATACACTGGGTCCTCCTTGGTCATGACAAACCCCATGTCTTCAAACCAATCATCCAACCCCTCACCAAATTTGGCAAGATCACTCGCTTCCATGAACACGACGCAGTCATCACCATTATTGGCTAAATCAAGTTTCACCCCCCTCTCCTGTCCATATGCGTGTATCATGGCGCACATTATCAAGCAATTTCCTAGAGCGGTGTTCA